GTTGACGGTAGGCGGCGGTCTCGACCTCCGCGGCACGGGAATCACGGCATTATCCGAGGGTTTGACGGTAGGCGGTTCGCTCGACCTCCGCGGCACGGGGATCACGTCGTTGCCCGAGGGTTTGACGGTAGGCGGTTCGCTCTACCTCCGCGGCACGGGGATCACGTCGTTGCCCGAGGGCTTGACGGTAGGCGGCGGGCTCGACCTCAGCGGCACGGGAATTTCCGATTCGGAGAGAAATAAGGTGATTTCTTTAACGAATGGAATGTATGTTCCCGAAAAGTATATTTACTGCGATGAGATTCTTACCCACGTTAAGCGCAGTAAAAACATCGGATCGTATATCTTCTATCAAGGGAGAATTAAAGGAAGGAATGTGGTGAGCGACGGTACATATTATGCGCATTGCAAGAACTTTAAAGAAGGTGTACTTGACATCGAGTTTAAAAAGAGCAAAGAGCGCGGAGCGGAGCAGTACAATTCCTTAACGCTTGAAAGCGTGCTTACCTTTGATGAAGCTGTAACTGCGTATCGTGTAATTACCGGGGCGTGCAGAGCGGGGACGCAACAGTTCCTTGACGGGTTAAGAGAAAAGAAGCCCAGCTATACGGTAGCGGAGATTATCGAAAAGACGCGCGGGCAGTACGGAAATACGACGTTTGAGAACTTTTTCAAGAGAACGGAAGCATGAAAAACATTCAAACGAAGATCGGGATATCCGCGCCGCAAGCAGCAAGACGGTTACGGAACTTTTGGGATGACAGATCGGATGTTCATAAGGAAATTTTGTGGCTGGCATCGGATATCGAGATGTACGGCGAAGTCGGAAGCGTCGAGATCGCGAAGTTAAAAAATTTATACGAAGAGAGCAAAGAGATGACGGAATCTCTGAAACGGCTTTTGGAAGGAGTTCGGCATGATACTTGATTTTAATTCGAAGGGTGCGCTCGTTCTGAAAGAAGTGACGGAGGAAGCGTGGGCGTACATACAAGCGGAACGGGATCGGACAAACGCAAGCCCCGAGCACTGGATCTTCGGACGGGAGAATTACAACGGTACAGTGTACGTAACGGCAACGGCGGAAGAGGACAAAACGGAGATCGTCAGGATCACGGACAAACTGATCCGCGATTACGGAATGAAAACGACCGTGATAACTGCACATGCACTTTTGTTTTGGCGTAGAGAAGCGGCGCAAGCGTTGGGAATTAAACGATTAAACGAAATTTCGGCTCGATTAGAAAAGCGCGTTTGGAGTTTAAAAAGGATTTTGTTAAACGGGTGCAACTCTTGTACTTCTTTCAGAGAAATCCCGAACGCAGACGATTCAGACGGGTATTGCATGGCAACGGGAAAGTATAAGTTATTAGACGGTACTCCGCTATCGTGTGAATACGGATCGGTGAAAAAAGGCGTAAGGTACACGGGGGTAAAATACTTCCCTTGCAAAGAATGTAAATATTTAAACGAGGAGAAAAAGATATGAACGCACAGGAAGGAAAGATATACGAACGAATTGCATCCGTGCAATCGGACGTAGAATTTATCGGAAAGGACAAGCAGGTGCAGAGCGGCGGAAGCTATAAATACCGCGGCGTTGACCAGGTATTGAACACACTGCATCCTTTATTTTCGAAACACAAGATATTTGCGGTGCCGGAAGTATTGGAAATTCTGGAACGGGAACAGAGAAAGACGAGCAAGGGCAACGAGGTCCTGTATCAAGTTTTGAAGATCAGATATACGTTTTATACCGATGACGGATCTTCCGTTTCAGCGGTAGTAGTCGGGGAAGCGATGGACAGCGGCGATAAAGTGAGCAACAAATGCATGAGCGTTGCGTATAAATATGCTTGCTTTCAGGTCCTCTCGATCCCGACGGAAGAAACGTGCGCGGATCCTGACGACGAAAATCAAGCGTTATCGGAAAAGAAATCGTCTCCCGAACAAAAAAAAAGCGGGTTTAGCCTTTCCTATTTGCGTGATATCGGGATTCAGGACGTAGGCGGAATGTCAAAGTATTTGGGGAAGAAGTTCGGGAAACCAATTAACGAGTTGGACGAAGAGGAAACAAGAGAAGCCAAAGCATGGCTCGAAAAACGCGTAAGAGATATGAAAGAGGCAGAAAAGATCCGCGCGCCGTGGGAGGATCATGATTAAGGGACAGCTCATAGAGCTTCATGAAGACGGGCGTGCGGTGATCGAGGCGGTATGGACGGGTACCCGACTTCTAAATGATGCTAAATGGAATCAAGGTAGAAAGCAATGAACGGTTTGGCAAAAGGAAAAGTTTATGATATTCAAGCAGATGGCACAGTAATAATCACTACAACAACTAATACGTCCTCACTTATTCACCAAAAGGTAAAGGAGTGTTATATAAGTTTTATCGACAGCCGCCCGCTCTCGGACAAACAACGTCGCATGTGTTACGCACTGATTGGTGCGATATCGGAATGGAGCGGGAGTTCGGTTGACGATATAAAGACGGCGTTTAAGCTTGAGTTTTGGGCGGGAGAGGTCGACACGATAGCGGATAAGATATTTTCCCTTTCCAATGCGCCAATGAGCCTTGTTGCGGAGTTTCAGCGCTTTCTCGTCGGCTTCATCATATCAAACGGAGTACCGACGAAACGTCCGCTATTGGAATACGTAGACGACGTAGAGAATTACACATATTTGTGTCTGATTCATAAGAAATGCGCCGTGTGCGGAAGGCGGGCAGATTTGCACCATGTCGACGCGATCGGGATGGGAAACGACAGAACAGAAGTAACGCATCTTGGAAGGGAAGTAATAAGTTTGTGCCGAGCACATCATACCGAGATCCATTCGATCGGGAAAGCTGAGTTTATGGCGAAGTACCACTTAAACGGCGGAATCGAAGCGGACAAAACGATATTAAAAATTTATGGTTTAAGGAGATAAGATCGTGGACGGATTCACATTCTATCGATCGTTTTACGAAACAATAAAAAGAATCAATAAAAAGCAAGAACGGGCAGAGGCGATAATAGCGATATGCGAGTACATGTTTGAAAATAAAGAGCCGGAGATATTATCTGAAACGGCGGCGATCGCGTTTGAAGGTTTCCGCCATACGTTAAACAAGTGCAAAAAGAACGGCGGAAATGCAAAAAAACGAATGGCAAAAACAAGCGAGAATTCGGAATCGAATGAAGATCGAAACGGAATCGAAAACGAATCGAATCAAAATCGAAATGAAATCGAAACGGAAACAAGTTCAAGTTTAAGTTCAAGTTTAAGTTTAAGTTTAAGTTCAAGTTTAAGTTCAATAAAAGAAATAAAAAAGAAAAGTTCCGTCGATTTTTTGGATTACGAAACGACTCTGGAAATTTTACGGGAAGAATGCCCTGTGATTTACGGTCGTCATCAAGGGAAAATAGACGGAGGCTCATTGGGCTTAGCGGCGGTGGTAAGCGGAATGTTGGACGAACTTAACGGGAAGTATTCGTTTGACGATTTTCGGGGAATATTTCGCAAAGCGAGTAAAACCTTTGCGGTTTTGCCGAAGTATACGAGTTGCGACTTTTTATGGCTTTTGAACAATCTCGAACGGATCAAGTCGGAAAAAGAAGACATATCGGGGAGAGATTCTACGCCCGCAGTCGATGCGGAAGGTTTCACGCCGAAGCAGCGGGCATATCGGGAAAAATTGAGAGAAATTTACGGGGAGTAGAGTATGGCGCTTTTGAAGGCGGAGAGTCCGATTCCGAGAAATACGAGATCGGATTACGAGAAAAAGAAAAAATTTTTGCTATCGAATTTCAACGGGAAGTCGGAATACGTACGGGAAGGCATGATTTACTGCAAGCAATGCAACGGTCAGAAACTCTACGATTCCCCCGAGCGGAATTTCGTTATCCGGTGCGCTTGCGATTGCGAAGACGCTGATTGGCAAACGGAGCGGGAAAAGAAAGAGCGGGAATACGGCTTTCGCGAGTTCGCAGAGCGAAGGAAAGTGTTACATACGATCGGCAGAGTATACCGTGAAGCGAGCTTTTACAGGATCGAGCCGAGGATCGACGACGAATCGAACGAGACTCTGTTCCGTTGTGAAATGTTTTGCAATCGGTTCGACGAAGTGCTGAGATCGGGTAAGGGGATATGGCTTTACGGGGGAATCGGTTCCGGAAAGACGTATCTTGCGGCGAGCATGTTGCATCGAATCGAGAGCGCCATGCGGAAATGTATTTTCACCCACGCAACAACGGTTTTTTCCGCGCTAAAAAGCTCGTACGGACAAAATGAAGGGATCGTGATGGGTGTACTTCGGGAAGCGGAAGCGGTGTTTATCGATCAGGTGGACGAAGCGTTCATGACGACGACGGAGAGTGTTACCGCCTGCAAGAAGCTCTCGGAAATCGTCCGTATGCGTTACGAGGACAAGAAGCCTACGGTGATTATCGGCGAAAACTCGATTCTGGATTTTTCTTCGAAAAAGAACATTTCGGAATCCAGCGTAGACGTTATGATTTCCTCCATGGTGCAACTTCGACTGTGCGGGAAAAACAGACGAGCGGAACAGAGAAAAGTTGAATTTTAAAGGAGAAAATTTTATGAACAAGATTATTTTGATCGGAAACTTGACGCGAGATCCGGAGCTGACGGAAACCTCGGGCGGAGTGATCGTGTGCCATTTTGCGATTGCAGTAAACCGCTCCTATACCTCCTCCGACGGAGATCGCCAAACCGACTTTTTCAATGTGACCGCATGGCGCGGATTGGCGGAGAACGTCGCAAGGTACTGCTCTAAGGGCGTTAAGGTTGCCGTTTCGGGCAGCGTACAGATTCGAAACTACGAGGGCAATGACGGCGTGAAGCGCACGGCGGTGGATGTGATCGCGCAGGAAGTAGAGTTCCTTACGCCGCATAGTTCTTCGGGAGACGATTTTTACGACGCGCCCGCCGCGGAAAAACCCGCCGCGAAACGCAAGCCCGCTTTGGAATCTTTCGACGACGACGGAGACATTCCGTTTTAAGAGGATCACATGAAAAAATACAAAAGGCTTACATATAAATCTAACGGAATTATTTTTTCTCGCGCTTTAAATGAAGAAGAGATTCTTAAATTCACTCACGGAGGAGTTAGAAAATGAATAATGCAAGAACAATGTTTAACGAATTAGGATTTAAGTTGTACAATTCGGGCGAAGATTTTTTACTGTACAAATATGAAACGGATTATGACGAAATCGTTGTATGGTTTGGTTTACCTATGAAGACTTATCATACAACTTGGAGTAGATTTATTGATAAAAACGAACGGGCTTTTGTGCCTATGACAGAGCGTCCGCAAAACACAAAGCATAGTTGCTATTACGGTCATTGGCAAGCGGAATTTGGAAACGAAATCGGTGTTAAATTGCATAGTGCAATACATCAGCAAATGATTGAATTGGGGTGGTTAAAATGAAATATGAAAGATTGACAAAACGCATATCTAACAATGAAGTAATACACAACTGCGGAAAATGCCCAAAAGTGAATGTGGCTAACTATTGTAGTGAAGCAAATTGGAAAAAATAAAGGAGTTGGAGAAATATGACAATTAAAATACCAAAATATTATATGCGCAAAGTTTATTTTGCAGAGAGAGGAGCGCGTGGTTGGGGCGTTGGAAGCGGTTATTTATTAGCCGAGTACGAAAACCATATCGAACGGCGATACATAGTTACGCTTGGTGATATTACTTCTTGCGTAGTGCGTCACGTTACAGAATACGCGCTTAATAAACGGGAAGCGTGGGCAAGTATAGCCGATAAAACCGACGACGATTAAATCAATTCACTCACGGAGGAGTTATGACAAAACAGCAAAGAAAAGAAATAGAACAAGAATTTTACAATTACGAAAAAAACCGTTTACTTGCGGCGGAATATATATCAACGCGTGCGCTTGCGGGAATCGGCGTAGATTACTCCAAAGAGCGTGTGAAAGGTACTAACGAGAATACCGTAGAAAACAGCGTAGTGAAAACGATAGACGAAGCGGAAAGACTTTGGAAGTGGTGCAAAGTATTCGAGAATACGCTCGACCGTTTTCGTTGGACGCAAAAGGACAAGCTCATGCGAATGCGGTATCTTGACCGAAACCATGAGGAATGTATTTGCGGTGTAATCGGGATCGAGCGCCGTACATATTTTTACTGGGTCGAGGACGTGTTGCAAGTAGCGTATTTGTGGGCGGAAGAGCTGAAACTTTTTTAAAAGTGCAAAAGTCTTGCACCAAATTTGCGAAAATATGTGGTATAATGGTAGTGTGAGAAAGAAGCTCACGGCATTATCTCCTTAAAGACTTACCGTTCCGATAGGCAGCGGAGCGGTAAGTTAAGGGGAAGGGAAATTCAAGCACTACCATTGACACGCGGAAGAAACCGTGGTACAATGATAGTGCTTTTCTTATGGGAGAAAAGCAATGTTTGACGAAAGCAAACACCCGCGGGATAACGACGGGAAGTTTACGGACGGAAGCGGCGGAACAAAGGGCGGGAATTATTCCGACGGCGTAAACGAGCGGATCAGGTGGGCGAAAGAGAACGGCATTGATTTGCCTTTGAATCTCGACGGTTCGGTAGACGATTTGAAGTTGCAGGAGTTGCAAGAGAAAAGTCGCAACAAGAAATACGAAAGGTTTGCGCTTAACGACCGAGACAGCCTTGCAACCTATGACAAAATCACGAACGGTGGTGGTTATTCAATAGAAGAACTTGAAACTCTTCCCGTATTTAACAGAATCCAAGAGGAGATCGAAAAGTCCAAGTATCGGAACGCAAAGCGCCTCGGAATGCCTGATGAGTATGAAGGATATTCTTGGAAAATAAAAACACCTGAACGCGAGGCGGAGAGAAAGCAATGGGTAAGCGAATTTTTGAGCGGTCGCGGTGTAGACACAAGACCGAAAACATCGTTAAGAAAGGAGCATAAGCTCACGGTTGTTGTCGGACTTCCTGCGGCGGGGAAGTCAACTACGATAGCTAATCCGTTGAGCGAAGAGCAGGGCGCGTTTATTCTCGACAGCGACGAAATGAAAAAGCTCATCGACGGGTTTGACGGTGGCAAAAACGCGGACGGCGTACATAAAGAAAGTAAAATGTTGTTGGATCGCGCAATAAAGGCATTTACCGAAGGGGATATGAAGGGTACGAACATTGTATTTCCGATTATTGGCGACAGTTCAGAAAGCACAATGGAAAAACTGCAACCCTTCATAAATGCTGGGTACGAAGTCGAAATAGCGTACAAGCGGGCGGATACACGTGAAAGCATGAATAGAGTTGTATCGCGTGCTATTAAAACTGGGCGATATATTCCAAGAGACGTTGTAAAGGATTACAATAACGACAAAATCGTTCAGGCATATCATGAACTTCGGCAACAAGGAATCAAGAGATCGAAATACAGTGAAATTTAAGGAGGGAATATGGATATCAGGGCGCATTGCGAAAGCATAGGAATAGAGCTGCACGGTGCGGAAGCATGGAATAGGATGGTCGATCAGGTTCGTAAGATTTGTGAAGAATATCATCTTGCGGCCTGCGCCGAAGCACTTTTGGTGGATGGGCTTGATGAATTATTTCATAAGGATGGCTCGATGATGGAATATGCCATGATGCAGGCTATCGAGAAAGGAAAGCGCTGGGCTTTTGGAGATAAAGGGAAGGAAGCCACTTGGGCGGCGCACGCAGGAGACTGATATGCCGAAAACAGAAGCACAGAAAAGAGCGCAAGCGAAATACGACGCAAAAGCGAAACGTCTTGAATTGAAGATATTTCCTTCCGAGCAAGATATCCTCGATAAAATATTGGAAGTATCTGCGGATGGAGGATATGCACCGTATATTAAGCGTCTTATTCGTGAAGATATAGAGCGCGAAAAAGATTCAAAAAAAGATTCAAAAAAAGATTAAAAATATGCAAAAAAATGCTTGACAATATACATACGTAAGTATATCATATAACTGTAATCAAGAGGAGGTTGCAGTTATGAAAACTTGCAGAGAAGTTAACAAAGCGATGAAGGAAGCGTTGAGGAAAGCGGGGATCAACACGAAGTTCATCTCCATTCGGCACAAGTGGTGCGGGTATTCAGAAGCGTATCACGTGGAGATCAAAGACGAGAAAATCGACAGAAATTTGGTTGATGCGGTTCTCAACAACTTCGAAGAGATCGATCGGGACGAGAGAACCGGGGAGATACTCGAAGGCGGAAATACATATATCTTTGTTCAATACTGCTGGGATATTCGGAAAAAGCTGTACGAATACGAAGAGGTGGCGGCATGAAAAGATTTTGTAAGTTCTGCGGTAAACCTATCAACAGTTCAGAAACCGAAAGTTGCTCGGATTGTACAAAGTACTGCATGAGCAAATGCAAAGAGGCTTTGAATACTAACACGAGTTGGCACAGTGGAATTTGCTTAACCTGTTCGCATAACCCATATTCCATTCAGCATAAATGGAATGGGGAAAGGTGGATAAAGCAAGCTGCTTAAATTTCAAAAAATAAAGGCACGGGAAACCGTGCTTTTTTCATGTCAAAAAGAGGTGAGGAGGAATGGCAAAAACTAAATACGAAACGATTGTCGAACCGAATCTCCTATTGATTGAGCGTTGGAAACGGAACGGAGCGAGCGACGAAGAAATCGCAAACAGGCTCGGAATAGCCTATTCAACATTTCGCCTTTATGCCGAAAAAGAATCGGCACTTTCGACAGTCTTAAAAAAGGGAAAAGAAATAGTTGACACAGAAGTGGAAAACGCACTGTTAAAGCGGGCGCTCGGATATGAATTTGAGGAAACGACGCAGGAGCTTCAAGACGGGAAGTTGGTCGTTACGAAGATTGTACGGAAGCATATAGTTGCTGACGTCGGGGCGCAAGCATTTTGGTTGAAGAATCGCGCTTCCGACAAATGGAGAGATAAGCCCGTTCAAGACGATAATGTGGAAGATAAAGAAATCAAAGTAACGCTATCGATCGAGGATGTGAGCGGAGGGGAAGAATGAACGTAAGAAGCGTGATTCCGAAACCGTTCTCCCCGCTGCTCGATCCGAAGGTGCGGAAGGTCGTCGAAGAGAGTGGGAGAAGCTCGGGGAAGTCGACTACCAACGAAACGGTAGCGATCGGGAAAATGTTCCAAAGCCGATTGAATAATGTTTGGTACTGCCGCGCAGAGAAGGGCGACGTTCGAAATTCCATTTTCAACTCCTTTCTTGCGACTGTTCAGGCGATGGGCGTTGAGGAGTACTTCGAAACGAAGCTATCGCCTATGGAGATCACCTGTAAGCCCACGGGAGCGAAGTGTTATTTTAGCGGAATCAACGGAAAAACGAAAGACGATCTAAATACCACCAAGGGATTCGTCCCGCAGAACAGAAGCCTTTGCATGTTCATACTCGACGAAGCGAACGAGGCGAAAAGCAAGCAGCACGTTCGGGCGGCGGAGACAACGGCAAACAAGTTTCTGAAGCCTGACGGAAAGATTGTTTACGCCTATAATCCGCCGCCTAATCTGGGGCATTGGGCGCACGGTTATTTCGGAGAAATGATCGAGACCGGAGCGACAAAGATATATACGACGTATCGGGATATCTACAAGCTGCTCAACGAAGCGACGATCGACGAGATCGAGACAATGAAGCGGGAGAACCCGCAACAGTTCAAGTATTGGTATCTCGGTCAGAAGATCAGCCTCGAAGGCTTGGTCCTATATACTTTCAGCAAAGAGCGAAACTTAATTCCTCTTGAAAGATTCAAGGCGGCGGTAGCACAAGGCTATCAGCCGCTTTACGTTATCTACGGTGTGGATAGCGGCGTCGTAAAAGACCCGACTGCCGTATGTGCATGGGGAATCTTCCCTGACGGGAACCTGATTAAAATTTCTACGTTCTATCTCGACCCGAAAACGTACGGTCAGCCGTTGCCGAACTCCTATCAGGTGGAGAAGATTACCGAGTGGTACAAGACTTTCTACGCGGAAATGGCGAGCTACGGGGTAATTCTCCTCGGCGCTTATCACGAGGCGTGGGTGTTCGATAGCGCGGTCGTTACGCAGGACTTAATGTTCGAATTTCAGAACCGCACGGGTTTCTTCTGCAAGGCGGTGGAGAACAAGAGTATCGAGCGGGATATCAAGCGATTGCAGAACGGATACTTTCGTGGCGTATTCAAGATTCTCGATATCCCCGCAAATGCGCCGAGCCTTAGGGAGATCGAAACGTTTTGCTATGACGAGAAGAACGAGATCGCAGACGGCCAGTCCGATCACACGATCGACGCAGACAAGTACGCCACAGCGCATTACTACTACGCATACATGAACAATTTCGCATGAGGAGTGGGATTTATGTCTTTTCAAATTCCTAAATACTTAAAACATTATATCGAAAGCGCGAAGTATCGGAAACCGTTCGAGAGCTTTGTAAACAATTCCACTTACTATTCGCAGTTGAATTGGCAGTGGATGAGCTACATGGAAACGGTTGTTCGCCCCTGCATTGCTTATTCCACGGCGTCTGTCGACGGCGTGTATAACTCGCTCATGTCTACTTCAACGGGCATGGCGATCTTGCGCGGGGCTTCACGACTGATTGCAGGGGATAAGCACTTCTTTATCGGGAACGACGAATCTTGCGCTTTCTTGAGCGATATCTGGTCGCCCAGCGTGAACTTCAACCGTCTTCTTTCCCGAGCCGTAACCTTCATGCTTTCTGGAGGTACGGCGGTATTGAAATGGAATGCAGACGAGTTTGGCCGAAGCTATCTTTCGGCGTTTAGGATCGACAGAACGCTCTTGAGCGTAAACGAGAACGGTGACGTGAAGAGCGCGGTATTCTTTATCGGGCTGCTCTCCGAAATGCAAAACTCGAACGATTTAACGTATTGGCTGACAGAAGAGAGGAAGTATAACGCAGAAGGGAAACCCGTCGTATTATACAAAGTGTTTGTCAGAAGCGGGATTGCGAATTCCCCTACGCTTCCTTCGCCGTATCAAAGCGGAGTGAAATTTGAAAATATTCCCAAAAAGGTGCGGGAAGAGTTGCGCAGGCTTCACGTCGATCGTTTGAACGAAGAGATTCCACTTCCGACTTACGACGGATTGGGTGTGTGGCTTATTTCTCGCACGGCGGTGAACTCTTGCGTACCTGATGCGCCGTTCGGTGACCCGTTGCTTTACGGTTGTCTCGATATACTTTGGTCGATCGACGTCGTATTCAGCGGTTCGATCGTAGATGTGCTGAACGGAGAGGGTAAGATTATCGTTCCCAAGCAGTTCCTGCAAGACACGCTCAACCGCTTGCAGGCGCAGTATCCGGGTGCGCAGTTCAACGTGACAACCGCCGAACTCGACGGTTACAAAGACGAGAGCTTCGTGTACGTTATGCCGAGCGGGGTCGACAGGGACAAGATCACTCCGACGCCCGTACAGTTCGATATTCGCGCGGATCAGTACGGCAAGATGCTCGAAATGTACGAACGGCTTGCGACGGTTCGCGCAGGGTATTCCCCGACTTCGATATTCCCGTATCTCACGCCCGACAACAGTGCAAAAACTGCGCGTGAGGTTACGGCAGAGGAGAATCTGACGCGGGCAAGTATTCGTGAAACGCACATGCTGATCGTTCCGATTCTCAACCGTGCGCTGCGTGAGGTTCTCAAACAGGAAGGATTTGACCCGAACGTGCAAATTCAGCTTGGGGATTACGTCGGGAATAAGCTCGAATTCGATTCGAATGTGCGCGAAAACTTTAATGCGGGATTACTGCCGAAAGAAACGGCGGTCCAACTTATCAACAACCTTACCGAAGCGGAGACGAAAGAATATCTCGAAAAAATTTCCGAGGACGACAAAACGCGTCAGAATTTTGGCGGCGGATTGTTTAACGAAAAAGATTATTACGGAGACCAAGGGGGCGGCGAATGAAATTACAAGCATACGTACCCGACCCGTTGAACGAACAGGCGAGCGTTTTAGTCGACGCGCAGACGGATATCAAAACGGCGATAAAGCAGGGAGTGCTCTCTGCATCGTCGCCTTTGTCGATTCGTCAGACGATAACGAAGATTATTAACGCCGCGCTTGCAAGGATTCGCTCTCCAACGCTGAAAGAGGATGCGCGCAAATCGCTTATACGCTTCGCAAACGCCGCCTACAGCCGATTCAAGACTGCGCTTGCGGGAATGAACGCGAGTACGATTGTTGCGGTTGTGCTTCTTATGCGCGGGATTACGGAACGGGAGCGAAACGGAGAATATTACGTGCCGAATACGCCGCAAGAAAGAGCCGCGGCGAAAAATCTATATCCCGAAAGCGGGAAGGGGATTCCGTTGCAGGAGTTTCATAAAACGTATATGAAGCGGGTATCGCAGGCGCTTAACGACCTCGCCGAGGAGAGCGCGCTTGATCCGAACGATTTCACGGGGCGAAACTCGCTTCGCAACCTTGCAGAGATGCAGGTGCGGTACGAGCGACACCAAGAAGAGATCGCGGGATTTCGGGCGCGGGGAACACGGCTCGTCGTGTGTTCCGTTCATGCGGACTGTTCCAACCGTTGCGCGGGGTGGCAGGGTCGCGTGTATTCCCTCGACGGTACGCGCGGAAGGACGGAAGACGGACGGAGTTTCGTGCCGTTGGAAGAGGCGACCGATATTCCCTACACCACCAAAGCTGGAAGAACATACAAAAACGGTTTACTCGGCTTTAACTGCCGACACAAGCTGTTTGAGTACAAGGTTGGAATGGGAATCCCGACCGTTTCCGAAGAGGAGCAGAAGCGAGAATACGCGATCACAAAGCGTCAGCGCGAAATGGAACGCGAAGTCGTTCGAGCGCGTGAAGAAGCCCTGATCGACAAAGATACGAATGTATCTGAATATCGTAGGTGGAGAAATCGCGCGAAATATCTGTACGAAAAGTATAAGAGATTCAGCATGGAACACAATCGGGCGTATTATCCCGATCGCGTAAAAATTTTATAAGGAGGAAGACATGGAACAGATCGAAACCAAAGTAAAGGAAGATTTCGTTGTGCGCATGGAAGAAGAACAAGCTGCGTTGAAAGAAAAGCTCTTAAAGCTGCACACTTTCATCGAAACGGAAAAGTTCCGTACGCTCGACAGCTATCAAAAACAGCTTCTGATTCGGCAGTACGAAGCAATGACGATTTATTTTGAAACGCTTACCGTACGACTTTCGTTGAATCAGAACTAACTTAAACCCGCTGGGAGGCGGGTTTTTTCATGTCAAAAAGGAGGACAAACCCGTGGGGTGGTTCGGAAAAAAAGAAAAAAAACAGGAGGAAAAGAACAATATGACGACCTTGGAGCAAGTCAGAAAGGCGTATGAAGACCTTTCGGACGATGACAAGAAGAGTTTCCATCAGTCCATTGCCGACCGCGTGCATGAGAGCATTGCGGCTCAGGAGCGGGCGGACGGAAACAAGGACAGCCAGTCAGCGGCGGCTCGCGAACACGAAGCGCTCGGTGCGGAACACGCAGCGGGACATGGTGACGTATCGGAGCTGCACGCAGAGGACAGGCACGAGAGGGCGCAGGACAGACGGGACGACCGTCAGGACGCCGCTCACGACGAAGCGGAGGCATGGCGCAAGAGCGCGGACGAACGGTTTGCAAGAATCGAAGCCCAGCTCGAAAAGCTTGCGGGAGGGGATAAGCTTCAGGCAGCTCGCGAAAAGTACGGGCTTTCGGCGAACCCGTCCGCAGGGGAAGGGAAAAGAGATTTCACGGAAGAAGACGTGAAAAGATTTCTGTCGTAAAAAAAAGGAGGAATAAACAATGGCAGGAGTAATTGAAACGAGCGGATTGAGCGATAAGGTGCTCTATTCGCAGGTAATGACGAACTTGCGCGCCGCCTATAACAACTACGGTGTGGGCGACGGCAACTATCCGAAGGCGGAAGGGATTCTCGTAGACAGAATCCTTGAAAACATTTGGATGAAGAACATTCTCGACGCGAGAATCTTTGCGGACGGTATGGGTATCACTTCTCGTACGGGCGATGCGCGCGCGGCGTTGGTGCGCGTTCCTATCATGGCCCCGCCCCGCTATTCCATGCGTACGATTACGCTCGACGCTTCGCTGAATGGAAGACTCAGCGGCACGCCCGGCAACGACGGCTTGGAAAACAAGAACCTTCCGAACGTCGTGCAGACGAACGGCGTTGATATCGCGCTCAATCAGGTTTACGACGACGCAACCGTTATCTACGAGCTTTCGCAGGACATGGTCTCCTTGCCGCTTGCGGCAGAGTATACGTCCATGATTCCGGGAACGGTTGCGAACATGGAAGACACGACGATTCTTGCAACTCATCTTAAAGGCGCTCTTGCGCGCGCGGCGGAAGCGGATAACGCAAACGTAATCCCCGTCGATCTTTCCAACAATACCGAGGGGTATTTACAACAGGTCATGAACGGTCTCGTGGGCGCAATGACGAACCCGCAGACGACGTGGTCGGAGGGGATCGTACAGTATCGACTTGAAGACAGCGTGATCGTTATGAAACAGTCTTTCTTCAACCGTCTTTTCAGCGTTCGGAACGGCGCGCTTGTATCAGCTTCCAATCTTGCTCAGGAAATGCTTCTCGGCGGCGCGATCACCGCAGACGGGAAACCCAAGGGCGGCAATATCCGCGGTCAGTACAGCGGGATCTGGATCAAAGTCGTTCCCGATTCGTATTGGAGACAGGCGGCGGCTCTTATCGGGATCACTTCCGCTACATACGCGCAATACGACAAGATCCAGGCGTACGTTGCAAACGCGATGGGATTCGCGTTCGGACGCGCGCGGGCGACCATCAACCCTATTCCCAACCCCGGTAACGCGATCGGTACGAAAATCCAGAACCTTTTCCGTTGGGGCGCGGGCATGACGAGAGGTTCGGCGGTCGCCGTCGTCATCGCAACCGAAAACAATCTCGCCGATTTCGTGAATCCCGTTGACGAGAACGGCAGACTTGTTGCTCCCGACAGCTTCAACGAAGTGATTAAGTCTTACGGAGTACCCGCGGATTACGGCGATGCTTCCAAAATCGGCGTTTACGAAGGGATCAATACCACGACGGTAACGCTTACCGTAACGGGTACCGATTCCGCCGCGCTTTCGAATGCGGTGCTTTCCGTCACGAAAAACGGAAAGGATAAAATCGGTTACGTGAACAACGCAAACGGTACTTATACGTTCGTCCTCGGCAGGGGGGAAACGGCTTCCGTAGAGGTTTCCGCAGCCGGTTATACTTCCGCGACGGTAGAAGTAATGGCGGCGAATACGGCGGCGGCAACCTATTCCGTTACGCGGGCGCTTACTGCGGCTGCTACTCCGTCGAGCCAGTCCAGCAAGTAACAAACAGCTTTCCAGGGGGTTTGAGCTTATCAAGCCTCCACCAGAAATTTTTTGCAGTTGAATGCAAAAAGGAGATTAAAGTGAATTATAATCCCGATTCGATGCAGTACAGCAACGATTTTATGAGTTTCGATCCTGAAACGGGGCGGTTTGTTCTTACCGAGAAAGCAATTAACGAGCGGTGCGGAATCAATATCCGTGCAAGACTTTCGGTAGATAAAACGATCATCCCCGAGGTCGTTATCAATAAGCTCTGCCGCACAGCAAGTGATATGATCTATAACTACATTCACTCCTTTTCCGTGCATAATCGCAGGCAGGACGAGCTGATCGTTGCGAGACAGGAATTAAGAAGGGCAGTCGAAAGCGCGATGGAGTATCAGATCGAGTTTCTTCTTGCCAACGGAGACCTCTATATGTCGACCGAGCAAAAGGATATCGGGAATGAAATTCACCGAATGAGCAAAGAAGTGCTGTTAAACAGCGGGATACTGTATTGCGGGGTGTGATATGGATTGGCTTGATCTTGCAAACCCGAAAGCGCGGTTTACGGCTACGGCGTTATACTTCCCGCAGGAAGTAGACAACCCATCTGACGGCGGACAGCGCTTCACGTACGAGTACGTAGACCCGCTTTCGTATACCTATCGAAGACTGTTCGGAAATATTCAGAGTACCGAAGGCGATGGCGAATTAACAATTCGGACGGAAACTTGCTTACCGTACAAGCAGGGCGCTTTTGTAAAGACGCAAGACGGAAAATTCTTTCAAATCATACAGATGCAAATCGACTACGCGACCGCAAACAAACAGGCTATGCGGATCCTTCCGATTCCTGTATCCGTGCAGTATGTGATCCGTATGGTAGAAGTTCCGGATCCTTGGGGTATCGTATGACTCGGAATAAAGTCGTGAAAGCGATTATTGCAACCGTAGAAGCAATGCGCCCTACGATATATGTACCGAATCCGAAGACGCGTGGAAAGACCTCTACGGGAAATATGGCACGTAATGCTCTCAAATACAAAATAGAGGGAAATCTCGTCGACGTCTATATTGATCCTGCAGTTGCGCCTTATTGCTATTATACCGATGAGCCTTGGACTTCGCCAAAATGGAAAGGAAAGAAAAATCCGAATGAAGGTTGGTGGGATCGGTTCTGTGAGGAATTTTTCCGCAGATTGGCGATTAATTTGAGAGGGAAATTAAAATGATTACTTTGGAACAGATTGCTCGTTATCTCGAAAACGGTTTAAATAATGAGCTGAACGAAAAATATATCAAATTTCATATTTGGGCCAATGTCGGGGAGAAAGATAAACCTTTTCGCGATGGGAACACTGTAACCCATTACATTACGGGAAACCTGTTGTCCCCCGCTTCTTCCAACGACGCCAATCTGCTTGTTATGGGTGTAAATACACTGTCTTTGGAGTTTGCAATTCCCGTAAAACGACCACGAACGTATGCAAATCAGCCGCAGGCAGCTCTTCAAAAAATCGTTAACGGGCAATATCCGTTCGTGAATGAAGTATACAGCGCGATTGACCGATATTTTCAGAAGGCGCAAAGCTTTATCATGCTGGACGGTCAGGAGGAATATTCGCTTTCCATGCAGGCGGGAACCAGTCTTTCGGGAAATGTGGATATTTCTTCGCAGCTCGGGAATTACGTAACCGCTTACGTTTCGATTACGCTTTACTTCGTCCAAGGCGGTACGATCTCGAAAGACGTTTCCGTCACGTTTGATAACTCCCCGATTCCCTATCAAGTCGTTCGCATCGGAAGATCTTCCGAAATGAGCCGAGACGTATATTCCGGAAACTATACCACCAAAGCGCTTTGTTCGTCCACTGCGTTTTCAATCGACGTTCAATTTCCTTCTAATGCTGATGATATTACCGCTTCGACGGTCGGATTCATCTTGAAAGGTGTTCCGAACGAGTCGCATTTCGTGACGGTACAGTGGGGTAAAAACGCGCAAAAGAAAGTATATATGATGACTCTCGATAATTCGATCGCTAACGCACAGGGCGTTACGATCGCGGGAATTACGGCGGCGTTCGTCGAGGCAAGCCAAAACGCAGAATTATTAAACTTTCCAACCGGTTATCAGGTTGTAAAGTTTTTTTTCCGTGATTCGTCTGATAAGACTTTGGAATTTGATTCGTCTTTGGATTGTAACGGATATATCGGCGGGAGAACGATTTCTGTAACAAGTCAAATGAGCATTCCTCTTGTTCAAGGAGATTTTTCGTACGACGAAGAGGAAAACGGTTATTTCGTTACGCTTGTGACCGATCAACAGACGATTGTCGGAAGTGAAAATCCGTTTAAAATTAACGGGGTGTGGTATTATTCGGTAAAGGATAATTGGCGTTTTAAAGATAAAATCGAAAGCGGAATTAACGTTTCTGCAAACGTCAGTTTCAGAAGCGGAGGAAATATTTTTGCAGGATTGTTCACGCAAGCAGGAACAGGATCTGCACTAAGAATGATGTATGTTCCGCAAGGATCCTCGCCGATAACTGTTTATTCATTGAATGAATCGGGAAGCGGCGGGTTTACGGAAAATGGGAAATATCAATCTATAAACTTTGGAAACTATTTGCAAGGCGTCTCCCAATCATTTTATGAGTTTCTCATCGCGAATGCGGTAAAGGCGGTGTAATATGTCAGAGTCAATGCATCTCTATATTCACCTTGACGATCTCGAAGAGGACTCTTCCGTTGCAGGTTCCGGAAAATCCGATTCGACAAAGACTTATTGGGATAAAACTGCGGATAGCGCTAAAAGCGCGGCGCGAAAAGTAGTTTCTTATGCAACATTGAAATCTACGGCAGACCAACTTATCAGCGGGTCTATCAACCAAGTGTCTTTGTCAACGGGGGCGGAAGAGTACGAACAACGACTTTCGGCAAAGTATTCGATCGGTCAAAGGGTTTGGCAGACGGGGGAAATGATTGCGATCGGGGCGATGACGGGCGGTATTCCCGGGGCAATCGCAGGGCTTGCTTTATCCGGGTTAAGCTTTGGGATAAACTATTCGATCGGCGTTTCTCGGTTGCAAAAAGAAGAGTCGCTCGAAGATATTTCTATTGGAATGAAAAATATTCGCGCAGGTACTGCGGGAAGAAGAAGCAGAGATCAATAATCAGGAGGAAAACATGTCTTTTATAAATTCATGTGTCGTGTATATCGATGGGATCAATCGTACCAATCAAGTCGTACTGCCTTTGAAATTCGGAAATTTTTTGGATGAACGTTTGGATGAATGCAATTTATCGTTGAGACGAATTCCGAAACAATCGTTTTTGCCGCTTACGCCCGTAGAAATCGTTATCGTTCAAAAAGAATTCGAAACTACCGGTTCCGTCGAAAGCGCAAACGAAGTATCAGAAGAAAAGATTGTGGAACAGTTTTTAATCGCAAACGATTCCGCGCGGGAAAACCCCGTCGGCTCCGGTTATTACGATCATGAGCTTCTGTTGATCGAACCGACGAAGTATGCAGAGTGCGTCGTCAGCGATACGCTTACTTATACGAACGACCTCGGCAAAAACTACACCGCTAACGCAACGCCCGTGGAACCGGAGGAGAGTTAATATTATATGGCATATAACACGTTAATATTCTCACAAATGCGTTAAAATAGTGAAAAATAGCATTTTTCCCCCAAATTCACTGATTTTTCTTTTTTTTGTCAATGATAAAATATAAAAAATATTGACGAGAAGGGACCATTTTGTTATAATGAAACTGCGCAGAAAAAAGACAAAAGATAAGGAAGAGAATATTTTTATGTCCGATATTTATTTAAAAAATGAATCAGAACCAATCGAAGAAATTTTAAAATTTTTCTGTGATCAGCATGAAATTGATTTAAATAATACAAATGATATGGTTTCTATCTGTCAAAAATTAGGTATTGATACATATTCCTTGCCTTTGCATGAAGATAATTTAGATGGTCTAATTCTTATTGAGGGCGATTTAAAAGTGATAGGAATTGATGAGACGTTAAATGCTATTGATTCGAGATTTGTAATAGCGCATGAACTCGGTCATTATATGTATGAATCATTAGCAAGCGGCGGTAAGAAATTGATGTTCGCCGAAAGAGATAAAGTTTTACATGGTGAAGAAAAGTCAGAAAGAGAAAACGATATGGACTATCTTGCTGCTTCAATGCTGGTTCCCAAAGATAAGTTTATTCAAGAATTAAAAAGTTTTAATATTTTAAATGGACAAGTATTCACTTCGGAAGAAGAGGTCCAAAAGGCAGTCAAACCAATTTTTATTTCTTTTTTTGCAGATCAATATCGAGTACGTAAGCAGTTAATTGTAAGAAGAATAGCTGAGGTATCTCAATATGCATCAGCGGTATGAAGATTATCCAGAAATAGTAAAATCTGCATTAAATAGTTATCAAAAATCAAATTCAAAAGATATAAAAATTATTTCGAAAAATTATCGTGACGATTTTAATAGAAATAATTTAATGATTAAGGATAACGGTGAAGTTATAGGAGAAACGGGAGCGCAAGAAAGAGACGAATCTTATACCAATCTATTGAGCGCATTTGTAGAAAGTTATTCTTTACAAAAAACTCAAACTATTATATTAAAAGGTATCTTTTTCGGAATAGTTTTATTTTTATTGTCAGCATTAGGATTATCAGGAATAGTGATATTATTTATAGCTTTATTTAGAAATTCTGCTATGAATATATCGGTTGTAATAGGTGCTTCTGTCGATATTCTTGCAGTATTTATTACAATACCTACTATTATTGCCAGACATTTATTTCCGGAAAAAATTGATGAGCATATTGTACAAATAACGGAATTGCTGATTAAAAACGACCAATACATTCGGTCTGCAAAAGAAAAAAGAATAGATAATAATATAGTCAATCAAAACAACAAGGAAGGTTAGCGCCTTCCTTTTTATCTACAAAAGGGGATCCGCATGGGTCCCTTTTTCTATGGAGTAAATATGGACACAAGTTAATCTTTCTTTAACTCGTCGAGCTTCTGTTCCAGCTCGGCGATTTGCTTTTGCTTCTCCGCTTCCGCTTTCGCTTGTTTGCGGGCAAGTCGTTCGGTTTTGCGGGATTTAAGAGTGATACTAATTGGATCTTTTATTGTTTTAATCAAGAAAAAGAAAGAAGAGATTAAAGATATTGACATAAAAATTATGGCGAAAATAAATTCAAGCATTCTTTCTCGCGCATACTCGTTTGTATGCTCGGGAAATGATTCAAGTGACCACTGATAAGAAATACAGTATTCTTGACACGCAGGAATAATTAAAGCGATGGCTATAATCGTAAACACAATATTTAAGGATAAAAGTATCACACTTATTTTTTTATTCATGAAATAATTATAACACAGAAAATTCATTTTGTCAAAGGAGAAAATCTATGCCAAAACCTAATACCCCAGATTTTTATAAGTCGCCCTTGTTACCTGTTGATTTTGATTTTCAACCAGTATCATATATTTTGATGGAATATATACAGTCCTATGCACCTGATGATACCATACAAACTACAAGAGAATATAATTTAACAATTATAGAAAATGGTATTGAAGTGGAAAAAACAAGTAAATATGTTGCAGCGGATGGAACAACGACAGGGAACGACGATGGTATTCGATTAAAATTGAATGCTTATAGTATCTATAAAGCTATTTATCATTATCGGCAAACAGCACCATTAAGAGAAAAAACAATTTCCTACACTTTTCAAGTGGTAGAAAACAGACTTCCTCTCAAAAAGTGGACGATCACGGACGTTATCAATCGGTTGTTAGACGTTGCGGAGCCTATCCGCAAGGGAGAACGCCCGCGGTTCCGTTTAAACGGTATGCGCGAGGACGGAACGATCATCACGGAAGAGAATAAGCAAGAGGGAGAAACGGTAGGACAAGCTGCGCTGTTCAACACGATCTACGCGCCGCAATTCTCATTCACGCGCCAAACGCTTCGGGAGTGTCTGAAAGACATCGGGCGAGTGATTCACGGGGAACCGAGGTTACAAGCCAAGAAAGACGAAGAGGGGTGGTATTTCGAAGTGAAATACGATCTTTACGGCGGAGTGAAGCAATGGATGTGGGCGAATATCCGTTATCAAAATATGGTGACATCGCATGCGGCAGAGAGCTTCTGTACACATCTGGACAGCAATGCGGAAAACCTTATCAATACGCTTAACCGAGACGCAGGAGTACTCCGAGAGCCGTTTATGGACGCGTTTAAGACGGTGCGGACGGAAAATATGTATGCGCGGGTTACCGAAAGCGCGATGACGATCGAAACGAATTATCCGATATATTCGGTGGATAAATTGGAGTGCCGACTCACTCCCGAAAATTCGAACGTGACGAAAAGCATGACGGTAGATATAACGGCGTACGTATTCGAGGGAGCGGAGTACGGCAGACTGTCGTCGTACCGGGATAACTATCCTTCGTCGCGGTTGTACGCGTTGCGGTACCGACAGGGGCAGAAAAACATAGACGGATTGAATTTCAAGCGTCAGCGTGTAACGGAGATCGAAGAAACGTTCGGGGACTACGCAATCGTCGCAATTTTGAAAGAAGTGACGGGGTTATCGAAACTTACGGTCAAGTATCCGCTTTTGGAATTTAACGTAACGTATATTCCGATCTACAATACGCGTATTGCGCAGAGCAAACCGTATTACAAAGACAATCCGCGTTCGGCGGGGTTGATATTCAATCAACAGTCGAATCTGATCGAGAACAAGTATTACGGGGAAAATTTAAAAGGAATGGTCGCCCGCTTGGGGAACGTGGAAAAGACGATCACATACGTTTTCGGGCGGAAGCGTTGGATCCCGAAAGCGGGAATGAAGTTTGACGACGATTACTATATTTCGGCGGTTGCGAGCGAGATTCTTCCGACATACATTGTGTGTACGATAGCATTATCCAAAGACTTTAACCGCTTGTCGCAATATATCGGGATATCTTCCGTAAAGCGGTATTCGGAGATCTCGGAATCGCAAGCGGCGGAGCGGAACGTGCTTTTACGGGAATTCATTGTAATCGGAGACTTGGAAGAGGAAGACAGCGATACATATATCGGTGCGACTTTTATGTCGGACGTTCAGCAGATATTTAACAGAATAGTGTTGGTACGTCCGATTTCGCAAGTAATTGCATGGGGAGAATCTTATCAAGGGAATGAAACGCCCGTGGTAAGTTTGCCGGTAATATCATCCGCGTTTGGGAATTCCATATCGTTCTCTTGGAGATATGAGGATAACTATTCTGCGGGACAAACGGTTGTTCCCGCAACGGAAGGATCGGTAACCGGTTATTTTACGAACGGATACCGATATACCGATTTTTACGGCAGGATATATTATTATCACTTCGGCTTAACGAGAGATGCAGAACAGACGAAGGCAGGAACGGAATTCCCCGCAGGGGATAAAGAGGAACTTCGGAATGAAGATTGTTTTACGACGGAAAGAAGCGGTTTGCAACCGCTTACGCTTCGGAAAGATAACCGAGAAGCGTTACAAGTAAGCGCGCAAGTGGATTTCGTAACGAATCGAAAAGATCTGATTATCGGTTCCGCGCTTGCCGCGTCTTGCGGTCTTGTATCCGGATCAAACGTGGATCTTTCTCCTCGGTTGTACGTATTTCCAGAAAAGCTGGATAAGTTCATCGATCACGTTAACGGGACATATTCAATCGATCTCGATACGCTTCCGTCAGCTCCGATTACTACAAGTTTTGTTCGGCCAAACAACACGTTTATGTTAACGGTGGAATCTTTCCCCGCCAACGGGAAAAGTTGGGCAATCGTGACTAAGCAAACGTATAAAGATAAGAAGGTAGAAGACGAGCAGGGCAGAGAACAGATTCAAAAAGAAGTATACGGCGGAGACGTGTTGCTTGCCCAGAACATGAACGTTTCATTCGGAGAGAAATTTACGCCGATATATTTCACGCCGAAACGTAAAATTTATAACGATACCGTTTGGGTAGACAATCGGTAAAAGGAGGATAAGATGGAAGAAAATTTAAGGATGACGTTGTACGAACTTTCTACGATTCTGATGAAGAACGAGCAGAAAGAAGCGGAAGCGGTAGACGGATATAACGAGCAGTTAAAGCTGATCTGCCGCGCGCGTTTGGAAGCGGAGCAGAGCGAAGAGGGACGGGAGTATTTGCCGTTTTTGGACGAGCTTGAAGCGGCGACGAAAGAGAAGATCTCGGACGAATTGAATCACGGAGCGAATCTCTATGCGGAGTACGTAGAAATGACGGGAATACAGCCCGCGACAACGTAAGGAGGGAAACATGATATTTTTTGTTGCGAACGACGGGACGGTGATAAAAACGCTCCCGTCGCCTGTTTATCAGGGTGCGGCGAATGCCAATACGATATATTTGGTCGCGCCGTTTGCAGAGAACATGAGCGTAACGGTAAGTTTTCAGTTGCCGAACGGCGTATGGGTACAGCCGGCGCTCATGACCCCGCAGAACGCCCTACAAGGCATTGTGGACGAAGAGAGCGGGAAAGCGTACTCGTGTTGGACGTACGACATTCCGAACGAAATCACGAAGTATTACGGGACTGTCACGGCGCAGTTCTTTTTTTATGCGTCGAAGCAAGGCGTCATGACTGCAAGCAGTGCGACGAGTTTTACGGTCGGTCGCGGTGTGCCTGTGGTATTGCCCGATCAACCTTCGGAGGACGTATATCAAACGATTTTGAACGCGCTGACAGATCTGCAAACGCAGTTTAATAACGGCGGATATGCGGCGCGGAGTATTTATGCGTGGAATTCGACTTACACGTACGGGGCGGGAGAAATCGTATACGTGCCGGACGTGGGAGAGTTTGGCGCATTCGTGCGATCTATTCAGACGGGGAATCTGAATCACCCGCCGTACGTCAACGGTGTGCTGAATACACAGTGGTGGGCGCCCGTACTTGATTTTAACCAACTGAACAAAGCAATCGTAATATGGGGCTTTAACGAGCCTACAAAAATATCTGATTTAGAATGGGAGGAAACTTAAATGGCAACTTTTAAACCGATCGCAATTAACAAAAGCGGTGTAACGGTCCCGTACACGGAAGGGCAGTTCATAACCGCGACGAAGCCGTTTTCGGACGGAATGAAGTCTTATGACGTGGGCGTATACGTGGATATGCTCGGTGTTCGTCAACAACTCACTACGCAGGGAGCGCAGGGTCCGCGGGGCGAGAAAGGAGAAAGGGGTGAACAGGGATTACCCGGTTTGGAAGGAGAACGTGGTCAACAGGGGATCCAAGGGCCTCCCGGCGTAGAGGGCCCGCAAGGAAAGACCGGAGAACAGGGACCGATGGGGATCCAAGGCCCGGAAGGAATACAAGGCCCGCAAGGATTGCAAGGTCCGCGAGGAATTCCTGGACCGCAGGGGGAGCGCGGAGAACAAGGACCGCAGGGCTTCCCCGGTGCAAACGGTCGCTCCTTTACGATTATCGGACAGGTGGATACGGATCAGGATCTTCCGGAGGCAAGCATTTCTCGTTTGGGTGACGCTTATTTCGTAGGAATGGTCGAACCGCGTCCCATAGTTGTATGCTTGGAATACGAAAATAAAGTTCAATGGATCAATCAGGGTGAATTGCAAGGTCCGCAGGGGCCTCCGGGAGAACCTGGACAAAGAGGCCCGGAGGGATTGCAAGGCGCACCTGGAGAACAGGGACCGATGGGACCCCAAGGTCCGCGTGGGTTACAAGGCTTCCCTGGGGAAACCGGCGCGCGCGGAGAGCAGGGACCGCGTGGTCCGCAAGGGCCGCAGGGAATTCAAGGGCCGAAAGGCGATCAAGGACCGCAGGGACCCAAAGGAGATTCCGCCCCACTATATTTGCATACTATTGAGTTTTATAGTCGGCTTACTCCGGGAAATTCGGCGTTTATGTTCTATATACAAATCATTTCGAGTAGTAGTTCCCATTATACTCGAAATAGTATACCTTTAAATAAATATTTTTTGGCATCTGGACAAGTTTTTTCCAATGGTGCACAGTATATTGCGTGTGCATTTTATCAATCCGATTTATCTGACAGCGGTGGACATGTAATTTGCGCCAGAAGCAATTATAATGCAAAGTACGAAATCGTTCTTGATTATGAATTTGAAGAAATAACAGATCATGTATCGGAAATTCCCTTATAAAGATGTATGGAGAAAAACATGAAAAAAATCAAATTAAAGAGTACGGGCATGGGGCGGTATGACGACGTATCGCCCTTTATTGTTGCCTTGGAAGGGTTGGAGTTAAGTATCGAGCGTCCTGCTTTGAGCGGAGATTTTTATCTCGTTGCGGAGCTGAACGGAAGATTTTACGAAGCGCAGAAAATTCCTGCGCGCGGAACGGTAACGCTTACGGATCTTGAAGCGGGAGAATTGCATATCGAGGTCAAGCATTATTTGCGTGGTGACTTGATCGACGTCTATCCCGTGGAACCTTTGCTTTTAAAGCGGGTGGATTTTGCGTTTTCGGCAATGCCCGAAATTGCGCTTTTAAAAGGCGAGAACGAAAAACTGCGCAATGACATGAACGAACTCGCCGAATGGCAGGAAAGCGTGTTTTCCGAGTTGAGAGAAGCGATTGAGAAGCAAAAGATTTCTTTTCTGTCGTACGCGTATGCGGAGTATCAAAACGACGTGCAACTCAACGGAAAAGGGCTGTCGGCGGAAGCGTTTATGGAAGCTCTCGGATATTCGTCCGAGGAGTTTTCGGAAGAGGAATTAAATCAAATCAAAAATCAAGGAGAAAAGTTATGAGGATCAAAAAATTCGGAAAGTTGATCGCGATCATAAGCGTGATCGTGTGTCTTTTTGCAAGTCTCGCATTTCTCGGTTTTACGAAAGAAACGTCTTATGCGGAAGAAGGCTCGGATATCAACGTAGATGGCAACGTGGATGCGGACGGTGAAGAACCCGCCGAGGAAGGCGAAACGGCTGACGAGGGCATGCAAGCGCTTGTAAACGACTTTCTCGCGAAACTCAAAGAAAGATACGGCGAAGATTACGAAATCTATTACAATGCTATTCTTGCGGAATGGGGAAGCGTGGAGGCGTATCTTCTTTCTCTGATGCCGTCCGACGTGCCGGACGCGGTTGCGGACGGTTGGAAGGGGTTTGTAAACTGGCTTGGGGAATATTCTCCGATTTGGGGAAGCGCTTTGGCGGTGTGTCTTTTACTTATCGTCGTTCTATGCGGGAAAAAGGCGCTTTCAAAAATATCCGAATGGGCGACGGGAACGGGCGGAAAGTTTAAAACCGTATTTACGAGTATCAACAAAATGTATGCCGCGCATCTGGCGGAAAGCAAGGCGCTTATAAAACTTCTCGGTGAAAACGAAAGATTCCAAGAAGAACGGGACGCACTGTTAAAAGCGACAGAGGAGATCGAGAAAGACGATGAAATCGTATAAAACGTATCGAAAGCAGAGGTTTCTGTTTTTCTGGTTATCGTTGCTTAGCTATTTTCTGCCGTATGCGGTCGTAACCGCGAGCCTGTTGCCGCTTATGCAAGCGGCGCAGGGCGCGAAATGGGGAATCGGACTCGGAGTGATTGCAATCAACTCCGTCCCGTTTCTCGGCGGGGTTTTCAAGGGGTTCCGCGCGCATTTCCCGTTCGTCAACGTGCTTGCAATCGCGTTCGTTCTGCTCGCGGGATTCTTTACGATGAAGCTGTTTCAAAACTATGTGCATACCTTTCTGTGGATAGAATTTGCGGCGGTTCTCGGAAGCGTGTTGGCATGCGTATTTTGGCACTATCATCGGAAATATAAGCGAAAAGCGCGAACTGTTTCCGATATCGTAAAAAGCGGACTTGTAAATATGGAGGAATGATATGTTAAAAGAACCGAAAGAAGAAAAACCCAATTTGAATTTTAACTATCCCAAGCGGCAGCGGGCGTTTCAGGACTTCGTGGACGGAATCACGCTTACGGTCGTCGGAATTTTGCTCGTTGTCATCTTCATGGTGAGCATGACGAACATTGCCTTTAACGCCGAAATCGATCTCAAAGACTTCGGTACGCAGGTATTCGTGCTGTACTTCTGCACGGTGTCCGTCAACTTGCTTCTGCGGTCATACGGACGGAGAAAGGGCAGAGGAACGCAGCAGTGGAAAGACGCAAAGCAAAAGGTGGAAGAGAATAATGAACGCATCCTCTCACTTGGATTCAGCGGTAGGATTTTTGAATACTGCCGTAAATGGGAAACGGAGGAATTGGAAGGCGTGCAGATGAGAATCCTTTCGTGCGTTGGGATTTCCATAATCGACTTTCGGGAAAAGTACGTGAAGTATTCCGCGCGGGAGCTGCGGGAACACTTCCCTGATCTTACGCAATTACAGATCAAGCATATCCGAAAAGCTGCGCGGGCGAAACGGCTGCGCTATAACGAGCATTATTTGGAAGTCGCGGAAAAGCGGAATCGCGCGCGTGTGTCGCCTTCGGGCGGGTATACTTCGAACGAGGTGACAGTTTTTCAGACAATCAAAGTGATTATTTCCGCGCTTGTCACTTCTCTGTTTTCCGCCTCGCTTGTTTTGGAAATCATCGCGGAGCCGACCTTTGCAACTGTCGTGGCGTGTTTCGTAAAAATCATCATGCTTATGATCTTTTCGGCGTACGGGCTTGTGAACGGTTATAGTCTTACTTCCGCCCGCGAACCCGAGGAAATGGCGATTAAGGCGAACGAACAGAAGCGCTTTATTCAGTGGTGCGAGAGCGATAATAAACAAGCGCAAGTTTAGGCACAAGTTAGGCACGAGATTTTATTTTTTGGTGATTTTTAGCGTTTTTAAATGAAAAAATAGGTGTAAAACGCTTTAAAACGCGCTGAAAAATGCCAAAAAAATATAAATTTAAAATCTCGTCTTCTGCGCCAAACGTTAAAACCACAATATATAGTAGTTTATTTGTTGATTTAAACGCTATATGTTGTGGTTTTTTCTGTTTAGGCACAAAAAAGGTGCGTGTTTTTGTCAAAAATCGAAGTTTAATCGGTCAATTATATCCTTTTGGGAGCTTGGAAACATGTGTCCGTAGGTCTTAAATACCATTTCTACACTGTCACCAAGGCGTGCGGCAATCACGTAAATCGTGGCAAGTTGGTTTTCGCCTTTGTTTATGAGCAAAGAAACGTGAGAGTGACGAAGATCGTGAATTCTAATGCTTTTTACGCCCGATTGCTTAATATATCGCTTAAATGCGTGTTCGAGCGTACTGAACGAAAGGATTGTATTATTGCTACCGAAAATGAAAGGGCTGCTACTTTGCTCTTTTAACTTTTTCAGATTCTCTATAAGTGTAATCGGTAAAAGAATCTTTCGATACGAGTTTTCCGTTTTTGGGGTTGTAATACGATAAACATCTGTAACTTTTTCCCCTTCGCTTTGCTTCCTGGTTTTGTCGCTTATTTTGGTTAAGGTGGCGTGGATATCTACAAGCTTATTTTCGAAATCAATATCTTTCCACCGCAAGGCAAGGGCTTCGCCTCTTCGACACCCTGTCAAATAGAGGAATGAAAAGACGGTCTTATATCTGAAATCGTCAACGCAGGATATGAACTGCAAGAACTCTGTTTCCGTCCAAAAAAGCATTTCCTTCCGCGCTTCGGCATTTTTCTTAAACCCTTTAACCCGAGAAATTGGATTGTTTATTCCGTAAATTTTTAAATAGGAAAAGAAGTGATTGAATGAACTTCTAATAGCTACCTTATATTTGTACGCGTATCCTTTTTCCGTTAAAGCGTTTTGCCATTGGATAATATCGGCAACGGAAATTTCTGTGACGTTGCGGTTTCCAAATACCGGGATGACGAATTTTTCAATCCGATCAAGGTAAGCAACGTAGGAGGATTCTTTCACCGTCGCAAGTAAGTTCGCTTTGTATTCCTCATATAGGGGAAGGAACTCAAACGTCTTTGCGGTCGTTTTCTTTTTCGCGGAAGGGTGCGCTGCGATCCATTCCTCATATCCTCGTTGAGCCGCGCTTTGCGTTTGCCACGGCGGTTCTCCCGTAAGCCGTTTATGCTCTTCAATGCCGTTCTCGTTGATCCAACGAAAGCGCACGGTATAGGGCGGCAGGGGCTTACATTTCCCGCCGCAGTCGCAGGTTTTCTTTTTGGATTCACTTTTGCACTTATTGCAAAAATATGCTTTGGGGATGATAGAGGGCATAATTAGGTATTTCCGCTTGTTCCGTTATAACCCGATTTATATGAATCGTATTCTTGGATCAACTGCTTTTCAGTTCGATCAAGTTCATCCTTCGTTTCGCAAGGGATTATTTTTATATCGAATAAATCTTCTTTTTTAGACAAAGAAGAGGAGTAATAGTCCTCTGCAAAAACTATATTATTTGGAATGGTACCTCGAAAGTGCTGTTTGATTCTTTTTATCACGTCTTTCGATTGTCCGACATAACATTTGTCTTTCTCTCGATTATGAATAACATAGCAACCAATGATTTTTTTATATTCCATTCCGCAAAGTTCTTTAAGCATTACAAAATCCTTATCAGCTTTAATTTCATTCGAAAGCGGTTTGATCGCTCTTAATTTTTTCATGTAGGATTTGTATTCTTCATCGATCTGATTTTTTATTTCTTTTTCTTTCTCCGTTTTTTGATATTCAAGAGATTCAATCTCTTTTTTTGTTCCGCCAATTTCAGATAACAATTTCGATACTGAATCTTGAACGAAATTGATTTCCGAATATTTTTCGGAAAGTTTTATCGATAGTTTTTCTTTCCTTTTTTTTGAAACAGACGCACTATATATGAAAATGGTAAAAATATTTTTTACAGTCTTAAATTTTGCGTTTTCGATTTTATAAATCTTTCTTTGAATTTTTTCCTTTTTTCGAGAAATTGTTTTCAACGTCTTATTTTGTCTTGCTAAATTTTGATTTAGAGTATTGATTTTTTCTTTGCAAGAATCGATTTTTTTATCGGTAGAATTGATAAATGCGGTTTTCCGAGAATCAAACTCATCCAATTTCTTTTGATATTCATTTCCATAATACTTTCTTTTATACCAAAACGGAATCAAATCATCCCTGCCTATTTTGTCGATGATTTCTTTCGAAAATTTTCGAATAATCATATCATCATGAGATTCTAATGATTCCAACTCGGCATTTGTTAGTTTTAAGTTTTTTTTAAAGATTTTTACGCGAGTTTTCCAATCTGAATAGACGGGATATTTCACATAATCCCTTGTTACATAGCGCTCTATTGTACGATATTTTTGCATCTGTTCGATTTCAAGTCTTGCCACGCGTGTATTGATATTAAAATCAAAGCCAATTAAACTGTATGTTGGGGATTGTTCTTTTGCGTTTAAGTAGTATGTTTCGTCCATTTCCTGATTTTCCTCTTCTGATTTTTTTGCAGCTTTTCTTGCAATTCCCCAAATTATAGAAACTAACAGCATAACCGATCCGACCGAAATCAGAACAATGTCTACGGGATTTCTCGAATCAATTTTTAATTTCATAAAAACAATGCCGCTAACTAATGACATTATTCCGAAGAATCCAAGAGTTAAAGCGGGTGCTTTTTTCCACATTCTATCAAAATCTCTTTGGCGCATGACTTTTCCTCAAATGTAGAAATTGCTTATATATCCCGAATCAGCTTTACAACCAATCCCAAAACCCTGCATTGCTCTAAATCCGCTCCCGAAATGCGCTTGGTGGGGTATTCGGGGTTAATCGGGATAAGCTCTAACCAGTTCTGCCCGCTCACGTAGTGTACCTTTTTCACGGTCGCCTCGTCGCCGTTGTAGAGGACTACGGCAAGGCTTCCGTTATCCACGGAATCGCACCGTTTGCAGAGGATTGTATCGCCATCCAGCAGACGCGGGTACATACTGTCGCCTTTCACCCTTAAAATAAAATAATCGTTTTTGTTCCCGCCACTGATCATAGAGGCGGGAATTTCTATTTTTTTACCCGTCGGGATTTCGTCTACGATTCCGTTGAATCCCGCCCGCACGGTTCCGATTTCTTCGAACACAAGGATCCTTCCCGCGTCGTAGATATTAGAGGCTTTGGTGAATTCTTCTCTTCCGAGAAGATAATCAACGGAAACATTGAAAAAATCTGCAAGCTTTTTGAGGGTTTCGGGGTCAGGCTTTCGATTGCCAAGCTCATAGTTGGTAATTGTAGGATTGGAGCATCCTATGATTTTTCCAAGTTCAGTGGTTGTTAACCCTTTTGATTTTCGGAGATCCCTCAATTTTTGCATATTTTTACCTCATTTTTCTTACAATTTGATTGAATTCTAACACATAGAAAAATTTTTTACAACTTTTTTTTAAAAAATGCTTGACATTCTTACAAAATGAAATTATAATAAAATTAATCTTACGAATTGTAAGACTTAAAGTTGTTTTCGAAGGAAAAGATATGAAACTTGAAGAGTTGAATCGTAATGAGTGGAAGGCTTACAGCAAACGAATGGAGAAAATACATAAACAGTACAAAAAAAACCCCGACGATTTTACCGTCGAGGAGATAAATGAGATTCCATGTAACATTTATAACGATCTTTCCTTTGAACATTAACATGAAATCACCGCATTCGTTTTTATTTATTTTATCACAATAAATCACAAAAATCAATCAAAAGGAGAAAAACATGAAAAGCAAAAATAAGCCTATGCTTAATCTCAAAATCATGCGTATCCGAAAGGGCATGACGCAGCAAGAGCTTGCGAAAAAAGTCGGGATTTCTCAAAATGCACTGTCTTTGTATGAAGTGGGCGGGAGATTCCCTCGTCGTGGCATTTTGGACAAGCTGGCAGAAATTCTCGAATGTGATATTCGGGATATTATTTAACGGAGGCGTAACATGGACAAGGTGGAACTCATGACGAGCAGGCAATACCTCGCCGTCAAAGACATCGCAAAGATATTCAATTGCAGCAACGGCACGGCGCAGCGAATCATGCGGCAGATTAAAGCCCACAGCGATATTGCGAAGATAAAGGGCAAGGTTACGACCACGGACTATGAGGCGTGGTTCAACCGCCCGTTGGCAAATGCAGAATAAATAAAGGAGATAATTATGCAATACACGAAACAGGAACTTGAAAAGATCATGGTGGAGAATGAGGGCAATCTCGACCTCAGCGGCACGGGGATCACGTCGTTGCCCGAGGGTTTGACGGT